CGACTCGCTTGCTGACGTCTTAATCTGAAAAGAAGAAAAAGTTTCGACAGAATAGCATGCACCTATAATTGGAAAGGCTCGGTGACGGAAGTCGCCATTCCAGAACCTTTCGAGATGCTTGTCAATCGGTATAAACCAATTGATAATGAATGACAAAGGCACCAGGTCCCAGATATTAGAAGGGGAGGGGAAAAGGCCTAATCTCTCGAGGCAATAAATAACTTCGAGGGCAGGGTCTTTACTTCTTCTCTGACTTTTACCTGGATTGTTTACTACATAAATAGTAGACCTGATATTTCTGTCACTTGCTATTCTATTGAATGCTTGGAATTTAGTATATATGCCTGTTTCTTTCCGTTTCCGGAGAGAGGAAGCTATGACACCATATTCCTGCATAGTAAGAAGAGGACCAAATTTCAATGCCAAATAAGCAGAAGATATTCTATTTAATATATCTCTGACTACATTCGTATTGACCTTGGTACCTCGGAGTAATCGACGCCACGTCTTCTTATCCTTCTGTAGTAATTTGAAACAGTCACGTATAATCGTGAGTAGTTCTAATGCCTCAGGGATCATAGGAAGAGTGTTGGTATCAATCAATGCAATATTCCCGACTATGTCGGAATTAAGCATATGGTGCTCCGTCATACCATCTTTTCTTATCAAAGCATTATCTCCCTTTAAATCTAAACCGTAAGGTTGAGGCAAGGGGGCTTTGAGGCTTTCTCTACTACCTGTCAGATCGACAGTATTAACCAGATCTTGGATAGGCAATGTAAAATTGCCACTCCAACCGGAATTAATAGTATAGACATCAGATACTCTGTATCTACACCTAGTATAAGTGAGAACAGTAAAACCATTCTCATTAACACTTGTTTTAATATCATAAAATGAGTTACAAGTGATAGAAGCAGAAAAGCGATACTTGGAGTTGTTGAAACTGCTAGGAATGGACAAGGAGACAATAAAATAATCTCCTTTACAGACCAGTGGCAGATAAAAATCAACAAAACGATTATAAGCTTGTGTACATTGATCTCTATACACAGTAGGACAACCAGCGGGATATACTTCCCTATCATAGGATGGGTAAGTATTGAAAGAGAGCCA